ATGATCAATCCTAAACTACATTTACAGGCACCAAAAGAAGCTATGGACGGGGACATCAAAGGCGACTTTCCGATACTCCTATTATTTAGTGTTAATTCAAAACGTATCCAGTATTACACGGGAATTAGCATGCCGGTTCAGTATCATGTAAATTTTGGTATCACTGATTTAAGCAGAAGAAAAAAAGGCCTGAAATATCCATGGAATAATAAATGGCAACAAGCACCAGCGGCCAAAACTAAACTAGATGCATTAATCAGACACGCCTATTCTATCGAAACTGATTTTATAAATTCTGGCGTAGATCAAAGCGTTGATCTGTATCGTGCAGAACTTGACAAAAGATTTAAGGGGCGAGGCGCTAACGTTATTAAAAAACAATCAATTGGTGATAGGATATCAGAGTACCTTCAATATGTGCAGGATAATTTAACGCATAACTCATTTAGAAATAATCAAACCAATCTCAACCACCTTCGGGATTTTATGGGTGATAGATTGAATACTACTGATCTAAATTTAATTGATGAAGATTTCATATCTGAATATTCAAAACACTTAAGGGATGGTAGGTTAAACAACACGGTGGTTAAAGCTCTTCAAATATTGGGTAGGTTCATGAATTACTGCCGCGATCGAAAATACATTAGTGAAGCTCCAAGAGTGAAAACAGGTAGACCAAATGATATTACAGTTATCCATTTAACTTATGATGAAGTTATAAAGATCGCTTACACCCCTATGCCTAGCCTGGCACTTGAACGAGTTAGAGATTTTTTCTTGTTGGGCTGTAATACCGGAATGAGATACGGTGACCTTGCAGCATTAAAAAAAGACAATTGCCACGAAAAACAAATTGAATTTTTCAACCAGAAAAACGGAGAAACACAGACTATTAAAGTTCCATATACTGACATGTCGAAACTCATACTGAGCAAATACAAAAACGATGGTAGCATTTATGCTATACCATCAATCAGCAACCAGAAAACAAATGATGCATTAAAAGAAGTTGCAGAAATTGCTGGAATAGATTCTAAAATTGAAATAGCACATAAATTAGGGAATGGCAAGATAGTAAAGGAAACAGTAACCAAGAACAAGCTTATTAGCTGCCATACCAGCCGCAAAAGCTACATTACCATTGCCATGACTTTAGGAATGAAAGAGAGCACCATAAAATCAATTACTGGTCACGAAAAAGGATCAAAGGCATTCCATAAATATTATGATGTTACCGATACAACTAAAGATGAAGAAATGAAAAAATTTAACCGTTAAGATGATGGATAACAAAGGCGACTTAAATGATTGGAATTATATAATTCCAGATGCTCAACGAAGATTGTATTTTGATAAGTGGTTTGATAGAATCAAAAAAGTAGAACATAAAATTTTTTATGCTAAGAAGATAATTGATGAAATAAATTCCACCAACTACAAATTAGGTGATGGCAATGCAGAATTTGACACTTTCATAGAATGGGGAACTAAAATATCAGAAATCGATCTACCAGACCATATAATTTTACACGAAATTTTAAATGAGATAGATGTTAATATGCTCGAATTAAAGACAAAGCGAGAAAAAGATCTATATCTCACTAGACTTACTTCTTGGCTGTCAAGTTTCGCAAATGATTTCTTAAAGTACGCTAACACTCACCCTCATTACGTCCCTAGAAAAGAAGATCTATTATTTGATGAGAAATCAAAGGAATATACATGGGTGGAAATTCAAAAAGAAATTCCTGTAAAACCTTGGAGGCAACTACTACATGATCGCTCCAATAGAAGTATTGATAATCCTGCACTCACCACATTTTATATCCATTTATTGGTTGAGGTTGAAACGTTAAATAAAATAGTCGACTATGCCAAAGGTTTGATTAGCCCTACCGAAGAGGTTGTATTTGATCATGACATCACGGCAAATACTCATAAATTAATTTTATTACACAAATTGGGTTTATTTAAAGTCTTATATGATAATCACAGAGGTGAATTGGGTAATATTAGATTTGCAAAATTACTTGGCACCTTACTAGGTGTTGATCCTGATCCAAAAAAGCAAGAAGGCTTCAGAAAAAGCGTTGATGATTATACGACTGAAACATTCCTTAAAAAAAATGCACCTAAAACAGTCGAAAGACCAGCAGCAATCAAAAAAGTAAATGCATACCTCGCTGAACTTGGCTTATTAAATCTAATTGATAGCGAAATAAACTAAATTTAAGCATACTTAATTCATTTGGAGTTACCCCTGTTTTACCCCGAAACAGGGGTTTTGTTTTTTTGTACTGTTGATAATAACCAACGGTATTATGAGAGAAACAATATCAAAATCGAGGTACGTTTATGGATTGGCTGGATTGGCCGAATTAATCGGATGCTCTAAACCAACAGCATTAAAAATAAAGGACAGCGGAAAAATACCGTTTGCTAAGGTCGGGAAAAAATTCATTTTCGATGAAGAGAAAGTCATGGCGGCCATTTCAAATAATGGAGGTCATAATGCTTAATCATCCTTACTCGGAGCTCTTCGATCAGTTCCAAAAGCTAAACCAAAAACTTGAAAAGATAGAGATACTACTTGAAGGTAAGTCTGAACCTAAACCAGAGATCAATGAAACTCTATACACAGTTAAAACCTTAGCTGAGCGGTGGCAGTGTAATCCCCAGACTATTCTGAAAAAGAAACTAAAGGGCGAATTGCCGTTTATACAACATGGCAGAAAAATTCTGTTCTCAAAGGCAGCTATAGATGAGCTGACCACTGTATCATTATCTAAAAAAGGGAGATAATTGATGGCCAATATCACTGAACAAGACTTTACTGATCTACTTCAATTAGGTTTAAAGCCTATTCCTTTAAAGTGGGATATTGCCTCAAAAACGGTTAAAAGCCATTGCATAGCACACAGCGAAATAACGGCTGATAATTACAATATTGATAATTTTAAGACGAAAGTCAAATCTTTACAGGGAGTAAATGGCATTGGTATTAAATTGTTTTCGCCTTTTGGGTGCGTTGATTTTGACCTTAAAAATACTGAGGACAAAGAAGTTTTTACAAAGTGGTTAAAGGCTGTCACGTCTTTAGATGACGAGATTTTAAGTAAGATTTGTATTGAAACCACTAGGAACGCTGGTTTTCATGTTTATATAAAATATCAAGGTCTTAAAAATAAAGTGTCGTTAGCAAGGGAAAAGAACGGCGATGAAGTTATTGCCATTTATACCGGCGGCACATTATCATATTGCGATCCTACACCGGGTTATGAGATGTATCATAATGAATGGCAGGACCTGCAAGAGCTTACAGATGATCAATTTGATGTCTTAGTATCAACAGCAGTATCTTTTGATAAATACGAAAGTAAAAACGGAGGGGCATCAAAAACAATACTTAGTGCCTATCCAAAAGATTATGAAAGCACCTGCATTCAATTTGATGAAGGAATTACAGAGGAAGCATTTGAACTTATTTTAAATGATATGGGTTTGTTTTTCAATCCAGAATATAAAAACAGTCCAAAGGATCCTTGGTTTAAAGCCTACCTCAGAAAGGGCTCAAAGGCAAAGATGTCGGCAAAAGTATACTTTAAAAGCAAAAAGGTATTAATCTTCTCAGGTTCTATACAAGGATACCCGCATTGGGCGGACAGAGTGGATGCAGATGATCATTCTTGGGTGCTGACACCATCAAAGCTTATTTATTATAAGAACGATAAAGACTGGGCGTCTACGATTGAAGAAATAAAAATGATCGGTGATAGTATAGGGATTGAAATAGTAGATCCCCCTGAAATTATACTGCATCCGCGGCCAATTAACGACACTGATAGATTAAAGGTGCCAATGGATATATTTTCTCATGAGTTTCAAAGCATTGCACAGGTTACGCCATTTCCAAATGAAATGCTGGCTGGCGCCTACCTAAGTGCTTTATCCGTTCTAATTGGAAATAGCGCTGTTTTCATTGCAAGCGATGGCTTCTTTGTAAAACCAATAATATTTATGGCCGTGGTAGCTTCACCTGGTTCATTCAAAAGTCCAGCAGCAAAGGTGTCACTTTCTCATTTATCGGAGATTGACCATGAGTACATGAATGAGTATTTATCAAAAAACAAAGAATACAAGATTGAGCTCGCTGAGTACAAAAATCAGAAAAAAGGCGAAGGAATTAAAGAGCCTGAAAAACCTGAATTGAAGCAGATCCAAATAAAAGATGCAACTATTGAAATGACAATAAAAATCCTTTCAACAAATACCCACGGGTGCATTAATAATTCAGATGAACTTTCTGGTTTTCTAAAAAGAATGAACCGATATGGCGATAATGATGAGGCGCAAAAATGGCTTGAGCTTTACGATGGAAACCCATTAACGCTGCAGCGCATTGGAAGAGAACTTGATTATGTGGCTGATCCTTTCTGCTCAATTTTCGGAACTATACAACCTGGTGTGCTTGCTGCTTTATCTGCAAAAGACAATGCTCATAATGGTTTCTTTCATAGGTTCCTTTTTGTATATCCTGAACCAGAGAAAAAACTAAGTTTTAATAGCTTTACTATCCCGCAAACCATAAAAGACAATTTTAAGTCTCTAATGCAAAACGTCTATAAAAAAGATGGTGACAAGTCATATTATAGATTTTCCGAAGACGCCCTTGTGGTTTATCAAAAATGGTTCGATGAAAAAAACGTGAAATATAATGCAGCCGAATCTGATGACATTAAAGGGATCATATCAAAGTATCAAACTTACTGCTTAAAGTTTGCGCTCATTTTAGAGATTGAACATAATCCCTTACGGGACAAAAAGATCATCTCATTAACAAGTATGGAAAACGCAATCAGACTTACTGAGTATTTCTTTGCGAACATCCATAAGGCTATGAAGATACTGTCACCTAACTCTCCTTTGGATAGATTAAACGATACTCAAATGAAGCTTTACAAATCGTTACCAGTTTCATTCTCGAATGCTACTGCAACCGAAATAGCTAAGAAATTAAACATTAAAGAAGCTACGTGCCGTGTGTATTTAGTAAGGTGGTGCAAGGATGAGCCAATATTGACATCAAAAGGTGATCAGAGAAATAAAACTTACTCAAAGATATATGAGTAACGAATTACACTATTACAGAAGTATTACAAGGTTGTGTAATACCAAAAACAAGCTTACAAATAGATATGGTTTGGTTTTTACTGCAGGTATTACAGTATTACAGGTGAAATGCAAGTGACTGAATTTAACAGTGCAGAATTACACAAAACAGTAGATAATAAATTTTAGTAACTGATTAAATAAAAGAATGATAACTGATAAAAACTTAAAAAAAGCAGGAAAATACTGTAATACTGTAATAGTGGATTTAAAGAATTGAAAAACAGGCAGTTAAAGCATTACAGGCTGTAATACTGAATGATATGCCGCTGTAATACTGTAATACTGGGATTATCATTAAATAAATGAAAGAATATTGAAAAGATACTTTTTTCGCCCCGTGACTTTTTCGGGTTGAAAAAAGAGAAAACGAGAAAAACGGCAAAAAATTGATGCTGTATTAATGATGTGAGTACATTATTTAATCACAATCAGTTGATAATAAGTATTTTAACTAATATAAATAATATTTTATATACACTTTTATATACAATGGAGCAAGAAAACAACGAAAAGCAGCCAGGTAAAAAGCTTTTTAAGAAAGGGCAAGTCGCCAACCCTTACGGACGGCCAGTAGGTGCACCCAATAAGATCACAACCCAAATGAGGGAAACTATGCATGAGATCTTTATGAACAATAAGGATAAGATACAAGAAAAGCTTGATCAGTTGGATGATCCTAAGGACTGGTTAAATTTTGTTGCTAAACTATTTCCCTACTTCATGCCATCATTGACGGCTACCAAAGGCGAGATAACAGTTAAGCATACTGGTGCAGAGCATTTGAACTCAGAGGAACTATATCAAAAGGTTTTAACGCTAAAACTTAATTCAATTAAACAATCAAATCCAGAAGAATATGACGACACCAATAACTAAAGAGGCGATATTAAAGGAGTTTACTTTGAGAAGCGCAAGAGAGGATCTTACAGCATTTACTACGGTTACAATGCCGTCCTTCGATCCTACTCCATTTCATTTAAACTTCTTTAAAGTATTAGATGATTTTGCACATGGAAGGATTAAAAAATTAATGATTTTTGCACCACCACAACACGGAAAATCAGAGGGCAGTACAAGAAGATTACCAGCTTATTTACTTGGTTTAAACCCAAATCTAAAAGTAGCTATCGTTTCACATACTGCTTCACTAGCAAGTAAGTTTAACAAGGAGATCCAAAGAATTATGGATGAGCCTGATTACCGTGAAATATTTCCCGATACAGTACTTCCATCTGGTAATGATAGCTATGCACGTAATAACACCGAGCTTGAGGTTGTTGGCAAAAAGGGAGGTATTAGATCAGTAGGCGTTGAAGGTGGTTTGACTGGTGAAACGGTTGATATCCTGATAATGGATGATTTGTACAAAGATGCAATGGATGCCTGGTCTCCTATCGTTCGTGGTAACGTTGAAAATTGGTATTCAACAGTTGCCGAAACAAGGCTCCACAATAACAGCCAGCAATTAATAGTATTTACCAGATGGCACCATGAGGACCTTGCAGGCAAGTTGCTTGCCGAACCTGATAATGATTGGACGGTGGTTAAATATCCAGCTATCAAAGAAGGTGAACCGGATGATAATGACCCAAGAGAAGATGGCGAAGCACTCTATCCACAACGCCACGATATAAAGCGTTTAACAGACCTTAGAAATAGAGATGCATTTGTATTTGAATGCATGTACCAACAGAACCCTCAACCAAAGGAAGGGCTACTATACCAACCATTCAAGACTTATACTGATTTACCAACATACGGCAGGCGTAAATCCTATGTTGATACTGCAGATTTAGGTAAGGATTATTTATGCTCAATCTCATATCTCGAAAATAAAGACGGCATGTATATTCTTGACATCATATACACTCAAGCTAAAATGGAAGTTACAGAGCTACTGGTTGCCAAGCAGCTTTGGGATCATCAAGTTGAACATAGCTTTATTGAAAGCAATAATGGGGGGCGTGGTTTTGCTAGACAGGTAGAAGCTAAAACAAAGGATCTGGGCAATTTTAGAACTAGCATCGAATGGTTTAGCCAGAACCTAAATAAACTTGCCAGGATCAATACAAATGCTACTGCAGTTAATAACCTTATACACATGCCCGAGGGTTGGCAGATGCGTTGGGCTACCTTCTATAATCACGTTACAAATTACTCATCGATAGGTCGTAACGCTCATGATGATGCGCCCGATACCTTAACTGGAATGGTTGAGAAATACGGAGCAGGCAAAAAATCGCTTGGGATATGGGCTTTATCACACTAATTAAAATTCAAACTATTTAACATAACAACATGCAAAATTCAAAACAACACACCTTCAAATTCGCACATCTTGAAAAGTTGAGCAGCGAGGAGTTAACAGTTCAGATCCTTCTACTAAGTCTTGAGGAAAAGATTGAGATGAGAGATGAGATCCTCAACCATTGTGAACATACCGAAAATAATCTTAGCATCGTTGAGGTGCTTAACCATTTTATTAACGAAGACTTAACTAACTAACTAATTATGGATGCAGTCATGAATAATACATTAGCCCGATTTGAGGACTTCCCTATCAAGTCTGAGAAAGAGATTTATCTAAATGAAATAAAGCTGGTAAGTAATAACCGCTTTATGGATGAGGAAGAGAAGAAAGCAAAGATCAGAGAGTTGAAACAAATTATTGAAAATTTAAAATAATATTATGAACAACAAATTAATGCAGCTTGCAACAGAAAGGCTTAAGAAAGTCAACTATCAGGAATACCAGAATTGCGTTGATCTTACTAAGGGGAGGCTCCATGACATCAACCTTATTCCATTAATCTTTCAGGAAGTTATTAGAACCTACCCTGCTAATCCAGAAAACACTCCTTTTATTTTGGGAGTTATATATTATTTATACGCACCTTACAAACTGCACTTTACCGATTTAAGATTGCAGAACGGAATGAGGCAGATAATTATAAGCTTAATGAACTGGAATGATGCACCAACTGTTAATTATTATGCTGATAGGCTTGTAGCCTATTATAAAAACCCTCGCTTTGCTGCCAGGGTGCATGCAATTAGTGATGAGATATATGAGGCATTGAAGGAGTTTGATAGTTAGATGGTTATTTACTATCTAACTATACCATTTGCCTATAGTAGTTAAATTGTTAAATAATGTAAAATAATTGATTTAATATTTGCATTAATCAAACTTCTATCTATATTCGTTGTTAATAAGGCAATCGCGAAGAGAGGATATGTATTTGGTAATGCATATTTTTTTTATATATTAGAAGTATACTAAAAAATATCCCTACTTTTGCAGGCTTTTTGAAAACCTAAAATAATTAAGATGATCACTGAAACAAACAAAACGATCCAGCAATATGCTGTTGAATTTGAGGAAGATTATCAAAAGATAATGGGTCACAACAATAATTTGAAGCTCTCTCAAACTATGGGTAATATTAATTCATTCGAGATTTATACTGTTTACACTGATAACACTCCTGTTATAGCTTCCAATTCATCAGTAATTGTAAAACTATAACATCATATCATGCCAAATTGGAGTGAAGTAGTACTCGAAATTCAAGCTATTGAGCAGGCACAGATGGGTGTAAATCCATTTGATGTCGTTCGTAAAAAATACTTGTCTAAAATTCATCAAATAACAGGACGTAATGTTATAGCATATTATTCAGGTTGGTTGCAAAAACCAAATTTCGCTAATACACAAGTTAACGACAAGGATAAGTCTGGATTCATGCTGGCAATCAATAAGCTTGATAAGTCTAAAGGTCTTGATCTATTATTGCATACCCCAGGAGGAGATGTTGCCGCAACCGAAAGTCTAGTAGATTATCTTTATTCGATGTTTGATAAAGATATCCGGGTAATAGTACCTCAAATTTCAATGTCTGCAGGCACAATGATCGCTTTGTCATCTAAAGAGATTATAATGGGTAAACACTCCAATCTTGGACCTATCGATCCGCAAATGAATGGACTTGCATGTCAAGCTATTTTAAGCGAGTTTCAATATGCAATAGAAGACATAGCTAAAAATCCAAGCTCTGCTATATTGTGGCAAACTATAATTAGCAAATACCATCCTACCTTTTTAGGTGCATGCAAACAGGCTATAGAATGGTCTGATAGGATGGTGTCTGCTTGGCTTAATTACAATATGTGCGAAGGGGAGCCTGAAAAGGTTAAGACAATACTTAAGGCATTCTCAAATCATACCGAGCAAAAATCACACTCTAGGCATATCCCAAAAAAGGAGTGCATTGAATTGGGTCTTAAAATTATAGATTTAGAAACTGATCAAGAACTTCAAGATGCTGTCTTAACCACTCATCATATGTTTTTCCATACATTTAATAACACTACTGCTATAAAAATTATAGAAAATCATTTAGGAGTTGCGTATTTCGAAAATCATGCAGCGATCACTCCACAAAAAAACTAACAACCACCTACAATACCCACTAAAATAAATCCTCTGGATCTATTGTCTGCATTATCAATCTCCACTATTTGGTATATGCAGCATCAATAAATAAACAACAGCCAAGTATCTACCATGATGACTAATAGATGCTGGAATGCTTTGGCCTGTTCTTTTATCTAAAATATAAGGTATACCCTCGATGTCCTTTTTCAATTTAAATGAGCTTTTTTTGGAATTGAATTTCTTCACGTAATCTAATGTATAATCTAATAAGTAGGTGGTTATATTATTGAAATATTCTGGATCTGCACATGCAATTGAATGAACATAATCACCTGTTAATTCACTTTTTATATACAATACTTTGTCTAAATAAGTCACAGTTGCGTTATTCCCATTTTTTTTGCATAAAAATAGTTTTGGATTGAAAGGTATGTTTCGATTTGTCCTACTGATTGCTTTATAAGCAGCTTCTTTCATGCTCCACATTTGCCAAACGGTAGTATTTGGATCTTGTGATCTGAAAATCTGTTTATGTTCGTCGAAAGTAAATATTTTTTGAAGAAATCCTTTTCTTTGCCAGTTGCTGGTATTAGCTAAATCAACAATATCGTTGCCAATCATTACATTTCTTTTTCTTCTATCAATCCACCTAATCTATTTACAAAATCTGAAGCCATCAAATCTGCGGTTACCCATTGTATCGAAAGGTCATCATTTATTACGGGTTCAATTTCTCCAAGCAGATTAGCCCCCTGGTAAATCTTGAACGATCCATTTTCCTGTGGATGTACCGTATAAAGAACCTGCAATAATTCAATTTCAAATGGTTCCATTTTTTAATAAATTTCCTATATCTGCTAACATTTTATCACTTATCATTCTACCGCCAACCTGGATGCAATGATTGTTAAGTAGTTTGACTTGGGCGATTAATGTAGATTCATGATAAAGTAAGTAGACAGCATCACTTTTTGTTTCAATCAAATCGTATTTAATTTCTTCCTTAAATAATTTGCAATGGTATTTAATTTCCTTCATCTTTATTTAAAGGTAAAAATTAATTATTACTTGATGTGTCGGATTTTCGGACACATCAAATATTCACATCAATTCTCTCTCTATAATATCCCCTAATATTTCAACATCCTCATAGGTAAATTGGTCAATCTTATTCGCGAATAACATCCATACCCCATTCCTTTTAAATATTTGGCCGCAAAAGTATTTGTCAATATAAATGTGACAGCCACCGCTCCCACCAGTAGATCCAAACATATTTAAAAGCCTCACTTGTTTGTCAACATTACCAAAGCAAGCGGTAAAATTGAAGTCTTTCATAGCTTACACCCTTACTACAGTTTATGAGCAAGGGTGTAAAATTGCTAATAATATTAGCGAAATGTAAAGTGATTTTTCAACAGGAGTACGAAAATTTTATTTGTTTACACCTGAATAGGGTATGCATTATATCAATTGAGAGCTTTTAAAACTATTTTCTGGTATTTACCATACACTATGCCATACACTTCTTAAGCTACTCAGTCATTAGTTTTGAAACAGTATTTACAACACGCTTTATTGAGAATGGTTTTTCAATATATCCATCACAAACCTTTGATGACTTATCTTTCATTGTGCGTTCGTCAAACATTGCAGATATCAGTATAATTTTGATATCCCTGTATTTTGGATCTGCCTTTAATTCTCTTGCAACATCTGAACCGTCAACATCATAAATCCTAACATCAAGGAGTAGAAGATCAGGCTTATAATCGTCTAGCTGATTTTTAATGTTTCTGGCACTACATAAAGTCATTACATCGTAACCCTCATCTACCAATATTAAACTAAGCAATTCTGCTATCTCTACAGCATCATCCACCACAAGAATTTTTTTCATTAATCGAAATTATAAAAAAATTTATTCAAGGAATGTCTTATCTATCAATGAAATAAGAATTTTACAATTCCAAATTTTAGCAATACTAGTCACCATCTAAAAGCGACCATTCAAATAATAATCCTACACTTATTAAGTCTTGCGAGTAAATCCGTTTGCTTCGCTACCCCTTGCCATTGACCTAATTTTGATAATATCAATAGGAACAATAAAAACAATAAAAAATGCCATTTAAAAAAGGAAATTCTGGCAACCCAGATGGAAGGCCAAAAGGCAGGGTTAAAACATCAATCAAAAAAAGGATTGAAAAGCTGCTTGAGAAAAATCTGCCAACAATTGAGGCAGAAATGGAAAATGCATCACCAGAAGAGCGAAGATGTTTTTTTATTGATTTAACAAGAGTATTAACCCCACAACAAAAACATTTAATGTAATGAGTAAAGAAACATTTAAACGCTTTTTAATCCATCAAGATGATGAACTACTGGTGCAAATTATTAGTGACCTTAAACACTATAGCCCAAAGCTAAACCAATTGAAGGCAGCTTATGAGGGATTGGAATTTGAGGATAAAGAATTTGATTTTAAAGCCTTCGAGCAAATCCGGAACGAGGGAGTTAAACAGGTGGTTGATCTATATCTCAAAAATTTGAATGAGGGGCTTGAAAGTACTGGTGTTAAAAATCAGAAGCTAAGGGAGTTTGTTTTGTCTGGATCTGAGGTTCCTATTGGAAATATTCAACGTGCATATAATGAATTAAAATATTTTTATGTTCCCGAGCCTCCTGTACCGTACGGCAAAAATCCTAGAATGACAAAATTGTCATTAGAGCATATCGATTTCATAGACGGAGCCTTTAAAGTTGGCAAAGATGCTCAAGAGAATATCCTCGAAGCTTATTGCCGCATTTATATAGAAGACCAAGAGCAGGAGCAGATTTACAACAACCTACTTTCATTGAAGGAAAGTTTAACGCAGTGGGACCAATGGGTTACAAAATTAGGTTTGACACGCTCATTTTATGGTGGTAATTATACTGATCAATTAGAGCACTTCTTTTCGTTCAATAGGGATACCAGAGAGATTAGTATTGTGCCATCAAGTATAAGATGGGGTCAGCAATATGATAAGGCGGCAAAAGCGAGACAAAAGGCTGAGCAAGAACGTCAAGAGAGAAATAGTCAAGCATACCAAAACAGCTTAAAAAAAGGAGGATTTTAAAAATGGGATATTCAACAGAACAACGAGAAAAAAACCAGGCGTTGATTAATGATCAAATGGCTAATTGCAGTAATGAAGATCGTGGAGATGTATCTAGGCAATGCAACATGGCTTGGGCTAATGAAGAAGATACAAAAGCATTGATAGCAGCCAAAAAGCAAGAAATTTCACTTAGGGCAAGTGATGAGGAAATGGATGAGATTTTTAAAAACTTAGGTATTTAATGATGACCGGAGCAAGGCAAATCAGTTTGAACGACCCCAGCGTTCCTAAATACATTAGGAAAATGTCTAAGCTGGTGACTAAGCTTTGGAGCGAGGGCAACATCGTTAAGCTCAGAGAGATCAGGGATAGCAAATGCAATCTAAAGCTTAGGATCTATCATCATTCACAAGGTACCGATAGTTACTATTGTGATTTAAGCTCTAAATATTTGACTTGGGCAGAGGTTGATGATCTGGCTGCCAAAAGCCTTGCTAATGGCGAAAAGTCAATGACAATCGTAATACCTTATAAAGCTGGCATATTCTTTACCAGAGGGGTTAAAAAGCAAATGCAACTTAATTAAATCAAAATATTGCACACGTATTAGGGGTATAAAAATAGGCTATTTTAATAACAAAAACATGTTTTACAGCAATTTACATACAATATAACACGCAAAAATTATAAAATGGAAGAGCAAACCACAGTCAGAGAAAAACCTCAATGGATAATGCCATTGAGTAGACCATATATTATTAAATCAGGATTATTTGGTAAGCATAAGGAAGAAATAAAAGAATTTGTATTTAATCCCACTGTTATTGGTGTACAGTATAAATATGCTCAGTTGGCCTTAACGCTAAATAATGAGCTGATTGGATTAAGCGACCAGGAAGCGGCTTTGAAAGTTATTAAAGAGAATAATGAAAAGGTTATTATGATGGTGGCTTTAACTATTCACAATTGCAAATCCGATGTACCAAAAAGCCTTTTGAAGTATTTAGAAACAATTGATCAAATTGAATTACTTCAAGCCCTGCATTATTCGATGGCAGCCCTTTGCTTAGATTACTTTACTCAATCAATCATCCTGTTAAGGGGTACGGCAAGGATTTTAAGCCCTGCAAATATTGATGAAGAAATTCCAAAAAGCCATGTCTAATTTCACACCAGATTTTAGTATTAACGACCTATTTAATCACATTGATGATGGTTTGCAATCTATTATTGATGAAGCGGCTGAGCAACTATTTAATGCAGGTAAAAAGGTTGTTGATATGGCCAGAGCAAGAACAAGGGCAGACAATGGCTTTGGGAATATCACTTGGGAGCTTAGAAATTCGATCGGCTGCCTTTTGGTTAACAATAACCAAATCTTAGATGAACACATTTATTTTCCACCATTAGCACAAGGCATTGAAGGCACTAAAATCGGTATTAGCTATGCAAGAGAGATAGCGCTCTTAGTTTCAGATGGCTCACCAGTTTTAATCTTTGTGGCTGGTATGGATTACGCTGCATTTGTAGAATCAACCGAAAGGGATGTAATAAGTATGTCGAGCTTAAGCTTTGGCAAAATATTCAAACAATTAATAAATCAAATTTAAATATCATGGCAAAAGGCTTAAGAGTGGCAGGTGGTACCGAATTGAATTACACTTTCAATATGAGTATAGCTGAGGCAATGAAAAAAGCGGAGCAGATGAAAAAGGTGTTTCGTGAAATGAATGATGCTGCATCTAAAGGTGTAAATTCTGGACCGTCAACAACATCAACAAGCAACTTCACTAAGGCTCAACTCGCTTTACAGGACACTTTAAGAAAGGCAAGGCTTGAGCTCACAGCTTTAAAACTTGAAGAGCAAAGGCTTGCAAATCAACAGGCTGCAAGTGGCGCAGCAACAGCCGAACTAACACGTAAGATTACTGAAAACAGATTAGCTCAACAGGAGTTAACTAAAGCGGCAAGGGCAGCAAGAGAGGCAAACCGTGCAACCGCCGGATCTTATAAAGAAGCTCAGGACAGATTGGCGGCTTTAGGCAAAGAGATTAAAAACACTACAGGCGGTTTTAATTCCCAAAGCCCGGCACTAAAAGCTAAAATTCGTGAGTACAATGAATTAAACGAAAAGCTTAAAAAGTTTGATGCCTCGATGGGCAACCATCAAAGAAAAGTAGGTTCTTATCAACAGGCCATCAATGGTGCGGCTGGAAGTTTAGCGGCTTGGGCTACTGGCTTTTTATCTATTGGAACGATTTTAGGCAAAACGTTTGAGCAGTCGCTTAAATCGGATGCTATCAGAACATCATTAGAATTTACCTTTGGCAGTGTTGACCTTGCAGATGCAAAGCTTGAGCAACTGGCAGCAACAGCCGATAGATTAGGAGTTAACTATAATGCTTTAACCACATCTTATAAATCATTTACTGGAGCCGTTATTGCCTCAAATTTCAACTTCGAGGAAGGCGAAAGGATATTCAATGCCGTTACTGGTGCGGCTTCAAGATTGAAGTTATCAAGTGAGGATACTGAGGGTGCTTTGAGAGCTTTGCAGCAAATGATATCAAAGGGCAATGTACAGGCAGAGGAATTGCGTGGACAATTAGGTGAGCGTATTCCCGGTGCGTTTTCAATTGCATCAAGAGCAATGGGTGTAACTGAAAGTCAGCTAAATAAAATGCTTCAAAGAGGTGAGGTTTTAGCGGCTGATCTTTTGCCGAAACTTGCAACCGAACTGGAAAAAACATTTAACACAAACTCTACTGATCAAGTTGATGGTTTATCTGCAGCTTGGCAAAGATTGACAAACGTATTTTCTACTACAGTCGGAGAATCCACAAATATAAATAGATTTTTTACTGCCATTGTTGATGGAGTTGGAAGAGCAACAAAGTCAATTGTTGGTATGGTAAATTCAAGCAGTTGGACGGAGTTCGTTACAAGGCTATTAACCAATGACGATGGCAAAACCGCCGATATCGTAAGAGGCATTAATCTAAGTGGTGATCGAGGTGAAAAAACAGTAACTAAAGCTTTAAATCTTGAAGTAGACAAGGCAGATGCAAAAACCATATTAACAACCTATGAAGAGGTTAAAATTGCCTACAACAATGCTAAAAAAGCTTTAGATGGTTATAAAGCCTCAGTTGCTAAAGGTACATTACAAGATGGCGGCAAAAGAAGCGTTAAAAGCTTAAGTGATACGGTTGATTTATTGAATAGTCAAATGACCAGGTTAAAAAGGTTTATTCCTGATAGCCCAACAATTACCCCCGGTAAAACTGCCAAACAATTATCTGAGGAAAAGGCAGAAGCCAAAAAAGCCGAAACCGAATATAAAAGAATAATTAAGTCAAGAAATGATCTTCAAAAGGACATTGATGATCTTGTTAAAAAATCAGCTAATAAGCAGTTAAGCGAGAACGAACAGGAAAAACAAAGCGTTACCGATAAATATGAGGCTTTGAGAGAAAAGGCAAAGGAATACTACAAGACCATTGAAGGCTACAAGAATAAAAAAGGCTTAGGGCTTAACATCTCGAAACTTAATGATGCCGAAAGCAATGATCTTGCCCTTGTCAATGATAAGCAGGCAGCCGAAGCACTTGAAAAGAGTTTAAGCATTCAGAAAAAATACTTTGAGGAATACGAGGAGTTTAAAGACAAGTTTGGCAAGCAAAAAGCAGATGAGCGATTTGCCAGCAACATCAATACTGAGAGAACGTACTTAGAAACCCTAAAAGAACTTGAGGACAAATTATTGAATGGTGACAGCAAAGCTAAAGGTGGTGCAGATAGCGAGAAGAATGCAGCCCAATTAAAAACAATTCAGGATGCCATCAAGGTTGAGATAGAAGAAGAGCAAAAGAAGAATGATGATTTATTGCTTGAGTTCCAAACCTATGCAGATAAAAGGCAGGCAATCCAAGAAAAGTATTTAGCTATTGCTGAGGGATTAAGAAAAGAAAGCAGGGATTTAGAGGCGCAAAATGCTATTTCAACAGGTGAAGAGGAAGTAAACGCACTGGATAAAACCCAGATCGAAAAGATGGCATCTTATCAAAAGTTGTTTGAATTTTTGGGTAAGCGTACAAAGCAACAAACTTTAGAAGCTGCCAAAGAATACCAAATTGAACTTAATAACTTTAAAGGATCTGCAATTGAAAAAGCTAAAGCTCAGAAAAACCTTGATGAATTTATTGCAAAGTTAAATAATGATGGTGGGAAGGGTTTAAATGATATTGTAAATGATTTACAACAGATATCTTCTGAGTTTGCTGCTATTAATGGTAATATAGGAAACATTGCTAATGTTTTGATTAATGCTGCAAAATCTTATATCGAGGTTAAAAAAGGTATAAAAGACATTCAGGATCCTGAGAAAAGCACAACTGATAAAATAGGCGCTGGTATTGGTATTGTTGGAGCTGCCATAAGTGTTGCTAATTCTGTTTTTGGTTACTTCAAAGGATTGAAGGCCGCTAAGGAAGCAGCAAAAAAAGCAATGGCAGACTATCAGTCTGAGGCAATAAAAGGTGAACAAGAATACCAGTCACTTCTTAGAAAGCGTGAACTTGACGAGGTTAAAAGGGGTAAAAACAGTTACAAATCAATTGTTGATCAATTGGAACTCCTTAAAAAGCAATCACCAGCAATTGAGGCTGCTTATGATAAGATATTTGCATCATTACAAGGTGGTTCATTTGTTGATGGCGTAGGCTATAAACATGGCACATGGTTACGTAAGGCTAAGACTTGGGATATTATGGCTAGCCTAAATGGTAGCGATTACGCAAGGCTTGAGCAACTTTATATCCAAGGTAAATTAAAAGATGCAGCCAAAGCAGATTTTGAGGCATTAAAAGCATTAAGGGAAGAACTTGGAAGCGCTGGCGTATCGGTTGCAGAGCTTCAATCACAATTAAATGAACTGTTAACCGGAACAAGTGCCGGAGGGCTTGCGGATAGTCTGGCAGAACTCTTTGAAAATGGAAAGTTTGCAGCTGCAGATTTTGGCAAATCATTCGAGGATATAATGAATAAGGCTATCACCAACAGCTTTAAACTTAAAGTGCTGCAAGATGGAATGCAACCATTCTTTGACGAGTTCTCATCATTATTTACCAACGGAACGCCAACGGATGCGGAGATTGATGCATTAAGGGCAAAGTATATTGATCTTGCTGGTGCATTCGGTCAACAGTTTAAGGACTTGGAAAAGATCACAGGTCAAAACCTTTCAGGGACTGGATCAGCTAAAAATGGCAGCTCATTAGTTGGAGGCTTTAGTTCTGCATCTCAGGAAAGTATCAATGTTTTAGCTGGAAGTACGGCAGCGGTAAAGCTACAATTAGTTACCGTCAATAGTTCGATAGTTAATTTAGCAGGCGGCAAGAGTATTGGTGATCTTTACTTAATGGCTAAAGACAGTTTTAATACACAGCTACAGATTGAGCAGAACACCAGAAGAGGAGCTATTGCAGGCGAAACGGCATTAACAAAGCTTGATGTAATTGCTAAGAATACATCTAAAGCCGGAGGGTATAATGCGCAACTAAGTGGATCCGGATTAACTCCTTAATACTCGCATCAAGTGTACAGATAAACCCATTTAATTTATATTGAGTGGGTTTATTGTTTTATTACATACATTATGGCATACGTTAGTAATTCCTATCCAACAAGCGATCAACTTCCCGTTTCGATTCTTCGAACTGTCGTTCCATTTCTTCGGTTGCTGCAATACGATCTGTTGATTCAATTATTTTTGTAAGATCTTTATCAAACTGAAAGTTGTAATCACTTAAGACCATTGCTCCAAACGCATTTTTTCCTCTAAATTGGTGATTCATTCTCCATCCAATAAAAACAGGTTTAAAATTTTTCTCATTAATATCTTCTTGCGCATTGAATTTATCCTCCTTTTCGTATGCGCTGTTGAGATCATCAGTAACTACAGTATCAATATCTAAATCCATCGTCCTTCGTTCATAGGTACTAAAAGATGAATCTAGTTTGCTAAATTCAACAGGCTCATAGCTTTTAAAGTCATTCATGTTTTTTGAGAGATGATCTTGAATAAGCTTCTTAGCTTTCTTTTCTGGAGAAGAGCAGCTTATAATTAGAAAGGATAAACCAGCAATTGTTAAAATTGATTTTTTCATTATTGATTATTGAAGTCTTAAATATATTAATAAAGGTATGCCTAAAAAAGGTTTCTTTCTTACGGTTTACCGTATTTTTTAAGCTAAGTACTTGTATTATAATAACTATAAGCTACTAGATAGAAAAAAATGCAAATAATTATTGCATTTCTAATTATTTATTCATAACTCTGTAGTGCAGAATAACTAATCAACTGAATTTTTCATTTAAATCAGAGAACCAAAATCAAGACATTTATTTTTTAATAATATTTCCAGGTGAGCGGATTAGACCCGTATCTATAATTTCTCTGAAAAGAGTTGATTGTTGTTCTGCAGCACCTGGAATACTTTTGACCAAATGTTATGCAGAACAACAATGTAAAAAACCAGAACCAACAGCTCCCGATTAAGGTTGCAGCTGTTAAATTCCCATTCAATCCAGAAGCTAAATCGGCTTTATCCAAAGAACGTATCAATGAGATAAACCACATGTGTTTAAGGGCAGAAATAAATGACAAATCTTTTGATGGCATTAAGGTAGATGAAAATACCCTTTTAATTGAAGCGTTTGGACTTCAAGAAGTTTTTGAGCAAATAAGCTATATAGGCTCAAGAACCGATTTCTACTACCATATTGATGAGGCATTTAAGTTATTAATGAAAGAAAGGCCAGATGATAGGGTTAGGGTTTTAGATAACTACCAAAGCTTAACTGCTATGTTTAGGGTAGTCGAAAAGCAACATGAATATATCAATAACAAGCTTCATGAAGTCAATGTGTTAATTAACGATGTTAATAAATTAGATAGCGAAATGATGAAAGGAGGTGCATCATGCTAAGTAAAAAACCACACACACATGACGGCTTTGAGGAACTTATGAAAGAATGGGAAGTTTATTCAAGCAACAACCTACATCTTTTCATTTTACCAAATATACTGAAATCAGATATTGGCGCCGTGCTTGATCACGAGTTGCCAGGCAAGGGTGATATTTGTTTTGCATTGATGGAGATAAACTACGCCATTACACGTATTAACAAAATGGTTGCGTATTTAGAAGTCAAAGAAGTAACCGCGATAAAACGATATAAACATTTATTAAACGACATTAAAGAGTTGCTCGATAAAAATATTTGGGAAGAAGTTTGGGACTCTGTTTATTTTTGGATTGATGAGGAATTGAATGAGTATAAAATTGAAAGAGATTATGCGCAAAGAAAAACCGATTGCTTTGCAGCCCTTATTTCTCTATTGGAAGACTGTTTTAAATTATCCATTGAATTAAACGAAAAAGAAAGGGAGGTATCATCATGTTAAGTAACCCGACATACGTACACGATCCGAAGATTTTTAAAGCTGCAAAACTAGAGTTAAGGAGACAAGAATGGCGACTTAATGCATTAGCACCAATTATTCCGAAGAAGCCAATCCCAACTGCTAAAACTTGCACAAAATGCCTCGAGGAAAAACATCTTTCTGAATTTGAGGCAAACAAAAAAGTAAAATCTGGATTGAAGGCAAAATGTAAATTCTGTTACGATGAATATGAGAAAGCTTATCGAGCAAAGAACCGTGTGGAAATAAACAGAAGATACAAAGCCTGGTGTGTAGCCAATAATAAAAAAACAAATAATATTTAAAACATGGAAGGCGTAACAATAATCGAAACAGCGGTAATTAAAGAGTTGATCAATAAGATTGAAGGACTTGAAACCGCAATTAAGCAGGCTACAAAAGATGCAAAGGTTAAAGATCCAACAATGACTTTAAGAGAGGTTGCAGCGTACCTTAAGAAAAGCTACGGTTGGGTAGTCATCAACAAGCACAACATCGGCTGCTCAAACATCGGCGGCGATTGGCTAACCAAACAAAGCATTGTAGAAGAGTATTTTAATAAGAATTTTCATAAAAATTAAAAACACAATGGAACTAACCATGTCACAAACAATGCTGCAGCGATTATTGCAAGATGCAGCTGATTTAGGAGCGCAAAGGGCAATGCAAAGTGTTGGCGCAATTAAACCTTATCTAAGCAAAGCAGAAGCCTACAAAATGTATGGAGAGTATACCGTTGAGAGGTGGATAAAGGAGGGTTTAATTACCCCACGTAAGGACGGCACTCATTCCTCTAAGTGGAGGATTGACCGAATAGAGATCGAGGCAATATCAAAAACAAGCAACAGACCATCATACCTAAAAATTAAATACACTCCTTAA